ATTTTCTTTTCCAGACTATCATCGTCATCGTTTAAAAACTTGATGATAGAATATGAAGGATATTTCATCTTAAAGATCAAATTGCTATTAAATTCTATGTCAGAGCTTACGTTTGTGTTCTTTTCAATCTCAACATTTGATATATCAATATTAATAGCAAATTTTCCTCCGCACTTACCCACTTCTGTTTCTTTTTGACATATGAAGTTGACTTCAATGTTTTCGCCTACAGACTTTGCTCTCATGGCAATGAACAGACAATCAACATCAAAAAATGGCAGAACGTCAATATTGACATCGGAATCAATTAAACAGTTATTGATTACCTGTTTTGTCGTTCTGATAATTTCATTTGCATCATTGCTCTTGACTGCCATCAGTAGCAGCTTTTCTTCTTTGACCAAAAACGGTCTAAATCGAACTTCTTTGCCGTTCGAAGGCAATTTCAATTCATATGTTGGCACATCAATTTTAGGCAAATTCATAGTTTACTCCAATCATTCAGGATATGTCCAAATAGGATTACCGGTCATAATATTTGTTGCTCCCAATACCAAACCGTCTTCGCTTCTTTGTTTTGGCAGTGGTTCTAGTATGTAATTTTCTCTCTTCCACTTATGATATGTAAATGTTACTGACAGACGAAGAAACTGATCATCTGCCCATGTCATTGGTTGAGGATTGACTAGCATAGGATAAGCGTTGAAAAGTGTAATTCTGTATGTTTCTGTTGGTGCTTTTGCATAGGGAAGAACGGAATACTCTGCAAATTGCATAATTTCAATCTTTGACTCATAATCTTCTCTATAGTTAAAATCAAAGCTATTTGTAGGATTGATTATTTGCATCCAGTCATCAAAAAACTGTCTTTCATTCGATTCTGAACGACACAAGAAAGTCATTGTTGTATCTTCATACTGTGTTTGAACAGGCAATTTCTGATTTGGACCATAATAACGAACGTCAGCACTGACAAAGCCTCTGCCTGGCATTTCCGCAGCTTCACACAGATAAATCAGATCGGTAAACATATTGTTTCTACCGCTTGCCGCTGGTGCAAAAGCACGAGGTGGATTAATTCTTACAATAAAACGACAAGATTTTGCGAGTCCGCCATATTGACTGATTACGGCAGACACTCTTGTCATTGACAAATCTTGAATCGAATTTTTAAAGTTGATATTAGACATTTTAAGACTTTCTAATGAATAGTTCTAGTGAGAGTTGTGCTGCTTTATCCCACTCTGTAGCAGGTATTTCTATAAATCTTGATCTCACATGACCATACAGATATCTTTTTACTGCTGGTGCCATTACAGAATTAACGCTCTTTGAAGAACTCAGTAAATCATACGAGATTTGCAATCTTGTTCTCGGAGAGTATTTTTTTGATGTGGCATACTCTTGAAGTCTACCCAAAAGACCAATTCTAGCACTCACATCAAGATAGTGAATGTTTATTCCGAGAAACCCGTCATGATATTCCTCTAGTGGGAAAACGAGAGGATAAACATCATATATAGGGAGTTTATCTTTTGTCTTGGGATCATACTTAAAAAAGTACATTCGTCCTACTGTGGTGTAGGCACGTTGCTGATTTTGCAGACGGAACAGATTATCACGCAAGGAACTCGCGCTTCTTGCTTTTTCTGTCATCCAGTTGAATAGTTCTTTTGATGTATATTTTTTGGCCATATATGTATTTATTTACTTGACAGGTGGTTGACAAGCATATATAATAGGTATGTCTTGCATGAATGAATATCTTTATATTTCTAAATGATCCTCCGTTATTAACATAAATTGCCAACCTCTGTCGGCACAATACTCTCTGGCTGCGGCCCATTTGGCACTGTTCTTGCCCCAAGTCATTACCTCAGTGATATATTGCTTTGTTGCTCTCTTTTTCTTGACAGGTTCTCTGGTTTCTTTCTTAGGCTTGACTTCCAGTATCATAGTCTGAATACCATTCTTGGTGGCCACCTTGACAATAAAATCAGGAAAATATCTGTGTCTGCGATTATCCGTTGGACAAATATAAGGAATAGCCAGTTCTTCGCTACTCCATTCCAGAATAGCGGTATTTTCATCTAAATACTTCATAACTCTAAGCTCCCACAAAGATCGAAATATGATGTTCGTGGGATCACCCTTATATTTTTTAGGGTTCTTCGGTAAAAATTTGCCTTTGTATGCCATATAAATATATAGAACAATTTTAAGGAAAGAACATGCCAGATCCAGCAGATACAGGCCCAGGCCAATATGAGAGTGTTCTAGATTGGCTAACATCAATCGATGTAAATGACCCTACAGGACTAACTCAGAGCGCATATGATTTCTCATATAAAATATTTCCTGATGACCTAGGTACCGAAGACAACAATCACTATATGGTAATCAATATTAATGTTCCTACAAGACGAAATGGAACAAGACGTTCTGCCTATGATATAGGCACAACAATATTAGAGAATGAATATTCTAAAGTTGATTTTTTAAGATTCGGAACAGGCACAGGACTACCAAACTCAACAACTCAACCATCAACATTTCTAGGTGCTGACATCGGCGGATTATCACCAGTACAAAGAGAGCCTTTCGCTATTGCAAGAGATACGAGAAGAATACGAGAATCGATTGCTCTCCATATGCCAAATGGCGGTCTAGTATATACTGAAGATAACAAATATGAAGAAATTTCTTTGACCGCTATTGGTGGCAGTGTCGCATCTGCTGTTCTAGGTGGTGTTGCAAATGCCTTTAAAGGTGCAGATATGCCAAATGCAGCAGGTTTTACCGGCATCATCAGAGATGCGGGCGGTGCAATTCTACAAACTGGCAGCCAAATCGCTGGTTATCCAATCAATCCTCGCGTCGAAATTTTATTCTCAACTCGTCCACAGAGACAGTGGATGTTTGAGGTATTTCTAATGCCTCGCTCACAAAACGAAGCAAGAACGGTAAAAGAAATTATCAGAACGCTCAGATTTCATGCTGCACCAGAACTAGATCCTGCAACTGCTGGATACACATTTATTCCTCCTGCTGAATTTGACATTACATTTTATAGAAATGGCACGGAAAATGTAAGTTTACCAAGAATTAATACATGTGTACTAGAGCGCATTGACATGGACTTTGCACCTCAGGGAACATATTCTACATTTAGAGATGGTTCACCTGTTGCAGTTCGTCTAAGTCTTGGTTTCAGAGAGATTGAAATTCTACACAAAGCCAGAGTTTATCAAGGTTTCTAATATGGCACGATTTTTCGACAAGTTTCCTTTAGTAAGATACACGGTAGATAAAAGTCTACTTAATGAGTTTGATACGGTTCGAAATGTACTATTTCGCGTCGGTCTTATTAAAGATGTAATGGAAAATAACATTGATGCATACTATTATCACATTGTCAGAGACAGCGAAAGACCTGAAATAATTGCAGAACGAGTGTATGGTGATGCAGAAGCACATTGGATAGTATTGTATGCTAATGATATATACGATCCATATTACGACTGGCCTATGGATGACAGAACCTTTGAGAAATATATCATAAAGAAATATGGATCACTTGCTTGGGCAAAGACTAATTACCACCATTACGAAAAAGTAATAACCAGAGAAAATCCATTTGCACAGACGGTCACGACAACTCGATTTGAAGTTAACGAAAAAATTCTAACTGATGGAATAATAACGATTATTGATGCTGAAACTGATTATGGTGTAGGTGAGATTGTTTATGTTGGACCATCTAATGAATCAAATACCTTTTCGGGTCAGGTATTGGCATGGAATAATGCAAACGGTCAAATTGTTTTGGCCAATACAAATGGTCAGGCTAAACAGGCACAATATCTTATTGGTACGTCTTCAGCAGCGAACGGCACAATTCTCAAGGTTGATTTACCAACAGAACCAATGGATGCATATAATACACTAACAGATACAACAGATTTCTCAACATACACTGTTGCAGGCAGAACTGTATTTGAAACGATTTCCAGAGATAAAATATCATACTTTGATTATGAATCTCAGATAAATGAAGACAAGAGACTAATTAAAATTATCCAACCTCAGTATTATCGACAAATACTAAATGAGCTAAACAATTTAACAGGCAGTCGCGTCTATTTTAGAAGACCTTCATAATGGAATATTCATTCGCTAAACATCCAGTGTCGATCATAGTTGACTTTCAAAATGCTCAGGCAAGCAGGGAATTGTTTTTTGACTTGAGCATTAAGGAAGTCAATTTATCTGAAAGTCTGTTGACTCCAGGTTTGCAAACATCTGTAACATTACAGAGCTACTTCCATAATCCCT